TAGGTTACATCTATATAGGTCCTAGGGAGCACGAAAAAGCTGTTCCCTACGGCCTTAGAATTGAAATGAATTGGGGGAGAGTTGCCCCTCCCCCGCATCAATTAGGCTTGCTCGAACTTCCCTTTTGAGGGAGCACTAACACTGCCTTTTGCGATACCCATAGGTTTCTGATCTGGGCCTTTGCCGTCCATCCCCATTGAAGCTAGGGATTCTCCTGCAAAAGACTTTTTCTCAGTCAAACCATTATCGGGCATTTTGCCACTTGCACTATCTTTCATAATTTCCTCCTAGTACCATTCAATCATGACATGAACATGCGCCTGACCAGCAGGAGTACCGCCAGTAGGAGCTTTCAAAGTCAGATGAATATCGGTATCAGCTGGAAGTGCGTCGAGCACAAGGTCAGCAGCTGTGTCAGTCAGGCTCTGCTGAGCACCAGCAGCAAGCGTACCTAAACCCATGTTTACGTACTGCGTACCAGCGGCAGAAGAACCAAGATTGACAGCACCTTCCGAGGCGACGGCATTGAAAGTTTCGATAGCTTCAACATCAATCTCTTTGATGCTACCTTGCTTTCCTTCTGGGCCACGAATAATCATGGAACCAGTGCCTGCACCAAAGTCGTGGTAATAGCTGAATGCATAAGGACGTGGATCGCTGTAACTCATAACAATTTCTCCTTAAGATTGGCTATCCCACATCACGATACGTGACTGGGCTGCTTGTGTGTGAACGAGGCCGAAACCTCCCAAGTAATACCACGCAATACCACGGTCCCGTCCGAAGTCGCCAGGAATTTTCCCACGAATTTCTTCAGGAACAGCGATAGCTTCAGCAACAGTATCTTCACCAAAGAACAGGCACCAATCGGACTTGCCGTTGGACCATGCACTAGCTGAAGTACCGAGAGCTGCGGCACCTTTGTGAGTCTGCTCAACGAAACGCACACCCTCGTAACGACCAATCTCGCCGTTCATAATCATCTGGAAACCAGCATCAATATACTGCTTGATTCCTTCAAGATCATTCTTCAACGTTCGATAGGTTGAGGGTCGTGAGATTGAGTAGTAATCATCGTCAGCATACGCTGGGATGTTACGCTCTTTCATTGTGTCAACAATCAACTTGACATGCTCTTTACCAAGAGCAACGTTGTTAACCGTTGCAGACGCACCATTCTCTGTAACCACCAAAGAAGTCGTACTCGTACCTGCAGTAGGCGTGACGCGAACTTTCGCGGCATCGAACTGCGCAGCAGCAAGATTATCGAATCCTTTAGTAGCATCGTTTTTCAGCACTTTCCGGATAACTTCGGCCACAGGCTGCTCAGAGAGATCATCCAATTTACCGGTATACGGTACGCTGTTACCAGCTTCCGTAATGGTCATGGTTCCCTGAGAAATAGTGAACGAGGTTTCTGGGATGGTGCTGGTCTCTGTTAGTGTCGTGCCTTGCGTGGCAACGTCACTGTACACGTTCCAATGGAATGTATCGCCGCGATGTAAGCCCTGATGCGCTGCGTCTTTTACGTCGCAGAACTGACGGAACTTGACCATCGGCTGAACTGCCATCCGAAGAAGGCGGCTCAGGTTGTCAGCATACATATAACCACCAGAGGTGTTAACTGACCATACTTGTCCAGCCATAATTAACCTCCAAAAGAGTTATAAGTTTTGGCCTCTAGCTTTACGCATTTCTGCAACAATTTGAGATGGTGTCATAGGGACATCATTCTTCGCATTGCCAGCCGAAGCCCTTACGGATTTAGGTTGTCTCACAATTTTTTGCTTGCGATTAACCCGTTCATTTGAATCATTACTAGTTCCAGCCCACTCACGAGTGTACTCAGCAGCTGCATTGATAATCTGCGACGGTGTCCAATTAGGATTTTGCTCCGTTAGGGTAATCGTCTTCCTATCTGCAATCGCTCGAAGCTCCTCAGATTGTGCAATATCTGGATAGTCTTCATTAAAAGATCTTACTGCATCCTCTAATTCAGACTGATATGCTGCCCTCTGAATATGATCTTGCTCTGCTTTTTTTCTTGCTTCGTGAGAAAGAATAGCTTGATTTACAACCTCTTCTACATTTTGGGTAGCATTGCTGCGCCCACTATTTGCCAAGGTCCTGAGTAGTTTAGCAGCCTCCGCTGCGTCATCCTGGAATAATGCTTCATGGTATTTTTCGACAATGTCTTCAACACCTTCGGCTTCTTCCTTTTGCTCAACGTCCTGACCGGATGGTTGAGAATTTAACATTCTTAATTGTTCTTGAATCTGCTGCTCTCGATACATAAGCTCTCGCTCTTTAACAGCAGCAGCTTGAAACTTTTCTTGAGATGCACGATCTTTCTGGTGAGAAGACTTTAAAGAATCAAATGGTACATCTACTTCTTCACCATTGACTTTAACTTTTGTAACCCACTGTTCGCCATTAAACCATACTGGCGCATCTGGAGCTTCTTGAGCTTCTTCTTCTAGTGCTTCTTCTACGTGCTCTTCTTCTCGTCGTCTATTATATATTTCTTCTAAAGCTTTTTCCCTTGCAGAAAGTGGGTTTATTTGAGCTTTATTAAGATCATCAACAACGTTCTCTTCAACAACTTGTTCCAACTCTAACGCATCCTGAACTTCTTGTTGGGTAGCGTTTTCCATATTACTATCTCCTTATGGTTCTAACACACCAGAAGATTTGTATTTTGAAATCTTATCAGCATTCTCCCCTTCTTGTATAATACTGTCAAACCACTGCAGCGTTTTTAAGGGTGTTGAGAGATCAGAAACAATCTTCCGGTACTCTTTTAGTTCTTCTTCTGAAGAACCCTTAAATCCGTTTAAACCAATATCTTCTAGATTATTAATTCCCTTTATGTATTCATTTAGGGCTTTTGTTAATATTGCTTTACCTACGGACGTATTTAAAAAATCTTTTGTAGTATGACCTATTCTTATTCTTTTAACTAAGTCATCAATCCCGACTTCACGGGGATCATAGTAATCCATATTATCCTACTGCGTAAGGTATTTTACCATAGTCGTCTCTAGCCATTACTCCAATATCGCCTTCGTCAACCATCTCTTCCTGCCTCGCAATCTCAGAATCTGCTATCTGATTAATTAAAGCTTCTCTTTGTAGCATTAACTCCGCACGTCTAGTTGCTACGTCTTCTTGCTTTAATTGTAAATCAATATTCTTAAGTTGCGATTCCATCTCTTTTTTGCGCATCTCTGTGCCGTACTTCATATTGGCAACTTCAAGATTGCCTTGTTGTTTCATCTGTTCAATGGTAACTCTATTTTGTAACTTACCTTGTTCAGACTGAATGTATCCTTGCATCTCTTCAAGTTGCGCTGTAAGTTCTGCAACCTGTGGATTCTGCTCCATCATAACAAAACGTTCACCGTCCTTATATCCAAGAGCGCCAAACACTTCCTTTACAATCTCCTGAACATTTAAACTTTCTGCAAAACCTGGAAGACCTCCAAGCATCTGTATTCCAGATATAAGGTTTTGAACTTTGCGTAATGGATCTGTAGCGCTAATTCCAACGTTAACCTTTAACAGAACCTCGTACTTTAACAGATCGTTTATAACGCCTTGGTATTGCTCATTAACTTGAATTGCTGCATCGCTTGCTAATTCAAGAATAATTTCATCTGTTTCGTAGTACTGCTCAAGACGCATAAGCTGTTTAAGTACACGCTCTACCCAAGTTTCAGAAAAGGTTCTAAGAACATACTCTGTAACTGTTCCACTGTTGCTTGCCATAAGAGACATACCACCAACAGTTTCATTTAAAGATCTAGCACCCTGTACCGTAGACGTTGAGAAGTTACCCTGCAACTCGTCAAAGTCCATATTGATTCTATCCTGTTCTGCATAAGCTGAACCTGTAACATCTCTAGTATCAATAACACGTACATCGTTATCTGGATCATCCATCTCTACTGCGCCACCAGGGACAGATCTAAACAAAGCATCTAAGTCAATGTTTCTATCTCTGCGAATATGGTAACGTTTGTTCATTGCTAAACGAACATTGTCAAACCTTTGGTTCCATATGTCGTTAGCAGCGGCCTGCAATTCTTGAGTTAGCTCTACTGTTCCTGCTGGATAAAGTCTATGAGATTCTACATTGGTGTAACCCATCACATAGGGACGCTCACCATTCCTTAACCAAGGATACTCTTCTAGAAGAGGTTTTGGATCCGTAAGCATTGCATCAGTTCCTACTGTATAGTAGCACCAATCCATTCCTTCTCTGCGAACAATGTTTTTATGTATCCAGACAATCCTGTAAGAATCAATATCACCATAACCAGCATCGTTATCTAATCTATCCTCTCTTGGCTCATCCCTAATCATTCGGGTGGTATCATCATCTTCATTTGTATCAGAAGCTAGAAGCTCACCGATAGGAATATCTAACCACTCTCCATCTATCATTTTTTGTCTAACATCTTGAACGTACATAGGCATAAGATGAATGATGTAAGGACTGCTTTCCATAGGATCATGCCAGTCAGCAGCAGGATCAATTCTAATATTTTCTGGAGAAATAAGATCTATAATAGGTTTATCTTTAATAGATGTCTTCTGTTTAGTTACAACGGGATTACCATCAGCATCCATAACGGGTCTGTTCTGGCTATCTACATTTAAATAAGACTCTTCTTTCTCTTCATATTCCCAATACTGATGGCTTACACATATGCCCTGTACAGCTGCATCTTGCAAGGCTGCAGACATTGTCTGGAACCAAGGAAGAGTGTTTGTAAGCCTGTACTGCATGATAGATTGAGATACTGCTGCAGCTGCAACCTGATCTGGATCGTTAGGATTTCTAGGCTGAACACTTACAACATCCTCGTTTGTAAAGAAAGCAACAGCCATAGCAGACTGAAGGTTTCTTACAGCAGTTCTGGTCTTTGGTCTAAAAAACCTAGATCTTTTATCATACGCTCCAGTGTTATACTTAGAACCAGGGGGATGTTTGCTGTTGAACAAAGAAATGCTTTTTTCCCACTGATCTCTAAGATTGGTATCAATCCAATCACTAGACTCTTCATAAGCTTCACGAGCAATACGCAGCCAAAAATCTTCTATATAAGGAGTATCCTCCATCTGTTCAACAGATATATTTTCTGAACCCTCCGTAGGAGGCTGCGGTCTAATTCGGCTCATCTAGAGTAATCCCCATTAAGTTTGCCTTTGGAATCTATTGATAGGTCATGGTACAGTGTGTCATCAAACTGACCCCTCTTCTGCCTAAACCTTTCTAGTATTTCTCCGCCAGCCATAACAACCATTTTATAATCGTTGTCTATTTTATCAGTATGAAGAACAAATCCCCAGTTACCAGAAAGACGCATTGACTTTACAGAAACAACTCCGTCCATTACATGCACAGCCCATAACCACCCAGGATACTTTTCTTCTAATTTTTCTGCAATATTCCTAGCCAACATATTGTCATTTAAAGAGTATACGTTTGACTTTGCAACATCTAAATCCATTACTTTTTTCCCTTCTTTTGTTTCTTTTTTACAGCGGTTTCGGTATAGAAAACTCTGTTTCCATTGTCGAATATATATGTTGGTGTTGGATACTTAAGAGAAGGATCAGCCTTGTAGCACTCATCCATCCAACTCCAAGTAGTTTCTTTTGTTTTTATATCACCCATATTGTAGGTTTCCATGTTGGGTCTTTCCAGACTGAGCTAGGAGATTTACCATCTATTGTAAGTATTCCGCTAACAGGATCATAAGAATGAGTCTGCCCTACAATTGGCGCTCTACCATAAGCACTCCAAGTATTTGGATCTGTTGCCCAAGTGGTTGATATGGTGTACCACTTGATTAAATCCATTGACAATGAAGCAGCAGGAATATTTTTAAAAACTCCTTTAGCATATATTGGTACATAACCAGTAATAGATAAAGATCCCGCTCCTATGCTTGGCGAAAAACTTATACCTAAATCAGGAGAAATACCATTAAGAGTTAGGTTTACACTGTTTGGATAAACTATATGATTGTTAGGATTATCTGGAGCATATCCAGTTAGGCTTGCACTATATGTACTAGGGGTAAGATAGTAGTCTTCCCAATTATAAGTAGTTGCATTCCAATTATCTGGATTAGAAGCCCAAGAAGCCCAAGGATTTGTCATTCAACTATTCTCGCAATTACTTTTTTATCTTCCCAGTTAATCCTTGTTTCAACAACTCTTTTTTCGCAAGCATACCTACCACCTTTGGTATCATGCCATCCCTGTCTTTTTAAAGTTCTTTTCATTGCAAGACATCCAGGCATACCCATCTCTACCCACTCGCTAGTTACTGGGTCTTCCCAAAATGCCATGTGTTCTTTAATTTCGCCATTTATATATAGAAGTAAAACAAAAAGTGTTTCCATTCAGTGCGCCCCATTTCCATTTGCTTTCATCTCCGCGTAATTATCGCGCAACGCTTCAAGTTTTCCTTCTAAAGAATCAACTCGACCTGATAAAAAGTTTAACGTTAGTTCTTGTTGCTTGTTAATTGACGCCGCTTTATCTTCAGAAATTTCTTTTTCTAAAGCATTGAGTTGCCCTGCTGTATGCTCTAATAATAAAAACATTTCTTGGGATGAGGCCGTGCTGATCTCCCCTCTTTGTAACTGCTCTGAGAACTGGCTGTTAGAATCAACCTCCGCTCTCATTAAGGTAAGGCGCATATCATGTTGATTGAGGCGTTCCATAGTGCCAAACCAAGCCCATGTCCCAATTGCAACAGCAGACGCTAAACCAATTAAATTACGAAGCGGCAACGAAACTCCCGTTCGATCCGAAAGTTGAATTGCTTTTTCTTCAGACATTTTTATGGTTTAGGATATTTTGTTTTAACCGCCTGACGATTTGCTTCCAACGCAGTGACAGATGCCATGCGTTCTTCGACCACGCCTTCCCATAGAGCAACGATTAGTTCGTCAACAGATGGGTACTCCGCTTGTCGATCACGTTGGTATTGCGTTGAGTCGTATTTGGCTTGTAGTTCACTTCGTTTTGCATCGAATTGATCCCACGTTACTGCATCACCGGGGTCGCCAAAAACTGCCGCGCCTTGATCGTCAACGCTTACTACATACCTTATACAAGTAGAGATTCTAGACTCTGTAATCTCTCCATCAATGCAATAATCAGCGGATGGTCTTAATGCCTGAATAATTTGAAGTTGGTCAATCATGCCAAGACCTCCATCGCTATCAATTGATAAGTTCTTCCATCTCGAAAATAGTAGACCGTGTTAGTAACCGCTTGTACATAAAGAGAATATTCGATTGCTGACGTTGTTGAAGGTGAGTCAATGTAAGTTCTGCAATACGGAATAATTGAAAAATAAGGCCATCGGTATTCGGTCAAGCTTGCGTCGATTGCGGCATCCCCCGCCCCGCCCACATTTTTGTAAAATTTTTGTACCAGACCCCGACTCCCGTCTCCCGCTGAATCCCAATCTGGGCCATTTAACATCAAAATAATTTTTGAGGATGTTGCTGACGGAGTTATAGTTACGTTCAAGCCAGTGTCTACATAAGCGGCTGTTGTTACTGTGTTGCTACCAGTTTTCGTTCCAAAAAGAACTTGACCAATCTTTCCTGCACTCAAATTGCTTACTGTTGCTCCCGCAAAATCAACAGTGCCGTTAATATCAAGAGTAGCGCCAGAAGCAATATCAATTTCACCACCACTAGGAATTGAAAAAGTATCTCCTGAATCGCCTAATGTAAATGCAGTTCCAGAACGAGGACTTATTTTATTAGTTTTGACTTCGCTCATTTTGGATATGCCTCCTTAACGGCTTCGACAGCATCTAACCAAGTGCGTGAGCCTTCTGTTTGATCGTGGTACATCATGTCCATTTGTGTTTGCCAAGACGGATATGCTTCGGCTCTTGCTCTTGCGTATGCTTGTGAATCGTATTCGGCTTGCCACTCAGCGTTCGCTGTTTCAATTTCTGCTTCGGTTGGTTGTGTCGATCCACTGTTCCATTCTTTGATATAGACGCCGTCACCATCATCTTGCAGAACAAAATCAACGTTTGGCGTAAAGCCTAATTTTTCTAATCCGTCTGAAGTAATCATGTCATCCTCACAAATATGGCTCGACAGTTTTTATTTGATGTTCCGTTGAACGATGAATAGTTAGCGACAAGCGTTCCATTAGCGCCGGAACGTATATACACTTCTAAATAATCCGATGATCCATTAAGAGTTGCGTACGCGCTCATCGATACTTGAGGATAGTTACTTCCTGGTGAAACTATGTCGCCTTCAGTGTTGTAAACTTCAGCACCATTTTTATAAAGGTACATATCCATCACGTCCTCGCTTGACGTTCCTGTTACCTTACCTTCAGCCAACACTAAATAGGTTCCTGATTCGTCTGGTTGAAAACGATAATTTGTCGATGAGTCGAACCAACCTTCTGGATCAACATCTTCGCCGTTAAATTGAAGTTTTGTTATTACATTTTTCGTAATAGATTGGCTTGATGTTCGATGGACTGCTGTTATTACATTTGAAACTCCAAAACCCGAAGCAGTTCCTGAATTTGTCAGGGTCACACCTGATGGCACTGTAAACGTATCCCCCGAATCACCAAATGTGAAACCAGTACCTGTGGCAGGGCTTATCTTGTTTGCTTTAATCTCACTGCTCATAATTCACCCACCAATGTTGCAAGAGATTCAACGTCTGCAATCGAATCAATGTTTGTTTGAATGGTTGCGTACTTGTCTCTAATGGCTTGCCTTGATGCCTCTGCTTCTGTTGCGTTAGCGTCAGGAATCTGCTTCATAATGACTTCATCGTATGGTGCAAACTCTTCAGCACGTTTAGTTCTGCGTATTTCGTGAGCAATGCCTTTTGCTTTTTCAATGTTAATAACAATCATTCGGCGTACTCCCATGCGTTGCGAAATGTACGATCAGATGGGACTTCAGACTCATTAATAATTTGATAATCCTTACCGCTTGGCACATCTTTAGCGGCTAGTTCTTCAATCGTGTGGGTTTCTAAAAACTCAGGTGCGGGAATGATTACTGCCACACCGCCGTCATCTGTTGGATAAATTATTCTTTTCATTGTTATCTCACCACCATTGCCCAGACATCTTGCATATCGTAAATATTTGATCCGGGGTATGCGCCTGTTCTAATGCGAAAAGCGGAAGCAGTATTTACCCAACCTACAGTACCCCAACCACCGTAACCAGTATCGTCATATCGAACATTAACTGAAATTGCATAATCAATGTCAGGCATTGCTGTTGTTAAATTTACGGTGTAATCACCAGTTGTGTTATCTGTGACACTGCTTACATTTCCAGATGCCTTGACTGATAAAGTTCCAGTGCCGTCAAAGTTAACCCAAGCCCGAACACCAAATGCCGTAACAGTAGAGCCGTAGCCTGAGTTGAATTTTAAGTTACCGCTAGGGTCGATACTCATACGCTCAACAGCAGTTCCGGGAGAACCGCCAGTATTGGTGAGAAAACGCATAGCCTGAGTAGCGCCAGCGGGTGTATTGCCAATAGCCACAATATCTGCTGTGCGTATTGGAGAATTATCCCAGTATCTTAACCAAAGCCCTTCGCCTAGCGTGTTGTAATCATAAGTAGGTGTACTTGTGCCTGATGAACGAACACCAACAGTGGTAGCCGAAATACTTACCGTATCTCCAGAATCACCAATAGTTAAATCCGTTCCGCTTTCGGGAGAGATGCTGTTTACATTTATAGTGCTCATACGATCACCAATGTACCAGTAACAATGATTGTACCTGTCATAGTTACTGGCCCTGCAAGAACTGCTGATTCAATGGTATGATCTCCATCAATGGTTTCCTGATGAATAAAGAACCCGTCTTTTGCGGGCGCTTGACCTATGTATTGATTTCCATTAACTACTTCAGCCATGATTCCTCCTTACGTAGAAATGCTATCTACATATGAAACCCACACATCTAAAGCAGATCCTGTGTTAGATTTAATATGAAGGACATCTGTGTTTTGCATTACAACCTTTGCGCCACCCTGAATAAGTTCTACAGAAGAACTAGGTGGAATGGTTAGGCTTTTGCAAATGTGGTAGTCAGTACCAGAGCCTGTCTTATCAATGTAACAATCGCAAGTTACAGCGGCTGTAAGGATGTTAGTTACTCTAATACCAATTAATGCGTCATCAGAGTTACTAGTAAGAAGAGTTGTCTCTCCCGTTCCTACCGCTGATGCCGCCGCTCGTTCAAAATCTTGTGCCATTATGCTCTCCTATAACGCAATAGCCATAGCAACTGCAAAACCAGGAGATGCCGCTGTTACGGTTCCCCAAGAAGCATCAGTGCCATCTGTGGTTAAATATTTTCCAGACTGACCAGACATATTAGGTACGATAGCCGCAGTAGATGACGATGGAAAACTATTCTTAAGAACAACTTTTAACATTCTAAGATGGTCATCGCCTTCTGCTACAGGGTCTGAAACTGTAGGGTTTGTGTTTACTAATTGAGTTACCCAACTTGCGCTTTCTAGTGCCATAGTTCCCCCTACGTAAGTTCAAAAATACCAGTAGCGCTAGGCGTTACGGTAAGTGTGTTGTTTTGCGCTAATGTAAACTGGCTTGATGTTAAGCGAGAAAAACAAACTAGTTTTCCGCCTGACTGATAAATAACAGCGTATTTAACATTAGATACATCGCCACCAGTAGCGGTCCATACGCAAGCCGTTGAGTCAAATCGATACTTGTTTGTTGCCGCTGATGCCCATGTTCTGGAAGAAACTGATTTACCTCCAGTAGCATACCCATTACCGTTAGCTACTTCATTGCCAAGAGAGGCTTGAGTAGACAGTGCAACGTTATTTACGTTTGCGCTTGCGGCGCTTGTATGCAAGGCCATATAAAATTTAACGCTAGTACCGTCAAGGTCAAACTGACCATTACCAAGGTACTCCCTAAAACTATTGAAAAAACTCCATGCTGTAGCCGCCATTTAAGCCGCCTCCTTTAACGATTCTGGATTCTTAATGATGTGTGATATAAGTCCTTCGCCATGAACAATAAGATCATAGCTTGAGCCTGTAACGCTTATTAACTGAACAAACTCCTTTGCCTGATGATAATGGGCTACAGTGCATCTAAATTGCTTCCCACCTACAACCAAATCTATCTCTTCTTCCTTATCATTTTCTGGCTGCTCATATGCGTGGTGATGATCCATAATGCAGCTATCAAAACCAAAAATTTCAAACTTATGAAAGCCTAAAATTCTTAACAAATGCAACGCTCTAAGTGTTACTGTAGAGCCACCCATAATAGGGAAGAAGTCTTCATATGCTTTTCCGTATTGATCCTTAAGAACGTCTATGTTTTCTTCTTGAGTATCACAATGCCACAACCAAACATTGAGGCCTGAAAGCATTTTAAATACCTCTGGATGACATTGAGATGCCATTAAGTATTTACATGTATCTACTGGAGTTTCAATAAATCTTTTGTTAAACTCTCTGCTGTCTAGCATTATAAAAGCATTAGGAATAATTCCATTATCTAGACAATATTGATAAGTTCCATTTACTGTTACAATTGGAACGCCATCTTCGTATCTTTCCCTTACTATATCAAATGTATCTTTAAGTGATGGACCACCAGTAACAAGGCATATTTCTTTGCCCCACTGCGTTTCAAATGGCTTTACCTGTGGCAATCCAAGAGAAACACTGTTTTTTATATTATTTCTTATCTCTTCTTTATCTGAATTTACAGCAACAAATATATCTGGAATTGGCTGTAAGACTTGAACAGAAGGCGGATAACCTTTAAATGAATTCAAGCGTTAAACTCTAGTCTAAGCTCTAATCCAAGAGCTGCAGTTCCAGAGCCTATTTGATCTATGTCAAATCTTATTACATCAAACTCATCAACTAAACTGTTTGTTCCGATAACCGGAGGCGCTACCGCATCTTTACTATCGTTTTCTCCAGCGTCAATAGTTAACAAAGTAGTTAACATGTCAACACCTTTGGTTTGATTATGCACTTGAATGTTTGTTGTTGATCCTGCTGCAGCTGTATATACATGCCCACCAACAGTATTAAGCCTAAGCCCGTCAAATGTAGATGGTATAACAATCCTAGCAATTCCGTCTCCTACATAAGTAGGAAGTCCGTCAGCAATAACTTTAATCACTAATGTTCTATTTGAAAAAGATGTAGCATTAGCTAGTATTTTTCTATTATCGCCAGTAGTTGCATCATAAATAGCAATAAAGTCGGAATTAATATCCATTGAACTTGCTACATTAAGATTATTTATAAGCTCTAATTTAGCATTGTTAAGATTACTAAGGTTATTGTCCATCTCTTCAAACGTAAGAGGACTGCCTTTTGTTTCTCTTAATGTTAGATCTGCCATTTATTTAAATCTCCAGTTACCAAATGCCATTACTTTTCCATCGTCTCGTATAGTTATACCTGCGTCTATAGTTTCTGTAACAGGCTTAAGAAGCATTAACTCATAGTAGTTTTCTGAGGCGTAGTTAAAAGTAGCCATAAATGGCAGGTTAATAATATTAGCCGCACTAATAGTAACTAAAGCTAGCGCGAATACATATAACTCTTCATCGTTTTTCTTTACAAAGTCTTCCCATCTGTCCCATTCAGACTTTGTTGTTTGTCCTTGATCCCATTGCATTGTTTTGCATGTTGCTGATCCCCTGCCGTTTCCAGTTCCCACAACTCCCTTGTACGAGCAAGCAATGTCTCCATATTTTTTTGCCAATGCGCTTGTTCCGTTGAGGTCGTACTCAGATACGACAACGGGCTTACCAATCCTAAGTGCTTCTTCAATACTTTTCCTGAACTGTGACTCACTTAGATTAAAACCAGTTTGCAAATATATAACGTCTGCATCTTTGTAGTATTCAGGTTTTACTCCTGGTGTTAAGTGAACTCCAATAGGTTTATTAACGCCTTTCTTTCTAAGGTTCTGTATAAGAACGCTTACCTCTTGTGCTGAGTAATACTCATCGCATTCAAGACATACAACGTAGTGACTAACTAAATCGTCTACTGCGTCTACTACTTGATTTTGGTAATCTATTTGATTCTGTAATCCCTGTTTGTATACTTTAGGACTATCATCAGATATAAGCCACATTACAGGAGCCAGATTTTTATCACGCAACTTATTAAGACGATCACGCCAAGCAACTCTATTAACACCGTCAACCGCCTTAAACATTGGATCATGGTTTCTAGCCATGACATCTGCATGGGTATCACCATTTAATTTTAATTTTTCTATTACCTTCTCTCGCCAGATATTATTTGTGTCATCTGACAACCAAGACAAAGTGCTGTACTGAGATGCGCCTATTAAAAAAGTACTTCTGTAATCAGCAACCACAGTAGCAAATCCTGCGCTTACAAAAAAACAAAA